GATCACACCTATGACCTTAAAGACCTTACGAGATAATTTATTATGGATCATATTTTTTGTTTGCGTTGCAACTTATGCGCAAGCAAGAAATGATTATCTAAATGATTACGGAACTTGTGAAAGAGGTAGTTGGGAAACTTATACAGAACTTAGACAACACGAATACAAAACAGGTACAAGTGATGAATATCAAGATCAAACATTAGGCTTTAGGTTTAGAATGCCGTTAGGTGCTGTGTGTGATGATGAGTACATCGCAGAAATGCAGAAAAAAAGTAAAATAAAGACTCAACTTGAACTTATAAAAGAGTGTAAAAGAATACCTAATATTAGTCCTCCACCTGTAGAATTTGCAGAGTTATTTAATATGTGTAATAAATTAGGAGTCGTTAAGTTTATTGATAAGAAACCAGAGGGAAGACACTGGGATAATTTAAAAATACAATATCTAAAAGATAATCCAGATATTGTAATAATGGAACAGGCGATGCCACAATAAAGCTATGATTGCGATAGGTTTAATAATGTACTATAGTCCTAAGCTATGACAGATAAAACTACCAGTCTTTTAAACACAGAGTTAGTAACAGGTCATTGTCCTGAATGTAATTTAGATACAATTTTAGTTGGTTTGCAACATTCTTATTATAGATGCACTAATTGTGGAGAAGACATTGAACAAAAAGTAAATGGTGTAATAAAATACATGATTGTAGATAAAAATACAAAAATTAAACTACGTGACTTAGACGATACAGATGGCCAAAAAGAAAGGTAATCTATACGGCGTATCCAATTACGTAAAGACAACACCTAAAAAACGTAAGGGTAGAATATCTAAAAAGATAGGACCTAAAGGAAAAAAACTTAAAAGATACAGAGGACAAGGGCGTTAATGGTTTTTGACATCATTGTGTTTTTGTTTTTTATAGATATCCTTTTGTTTTTAATTTTGTTTATTGGTGCAATAATAGCATTTATATGAAACCCATTATGATCACCTTAATGTATCTTACATTTGGTGGAGATATTAAATTAGATACGTTTGAAATACATGAAAATTGTAGTGGCTGGTTTCATACTAATGTAAAAATAGAAGAGAATAAAAAAAGAAAACTATTTTCTAGTCATGAATACCATGTATACAAAGGCAAAAGAGTCATAGGATATATTTGCGGAGGAAATGAACCAAGATGAGTACAAGAAAAGAATTAGCAACAATATTTAGATTAAACTGGATAAGAACACTTTATATAGGATTAGTTTGTTTTTGGATGTATATTGTGACAGCAACATTTACATTTTTATTATGAGTTACAGACCGTTACCAGATAATCTTACTATTAAACCAAGTCCTATAGAAGGATTAGGTTTATTTGCAACAGGAACAATAGAAAAAGGAACTAATTTAGGTTTAACACATTTATTAATTAGAGATGACATAGATGTTTTAATTTTTAGAACTCCGCTTGGAGGTTTTATAAATCATTCAGACAAACCAAATTGTGAAAGAGTAGATCTTCACGACAAGTGGTATTTAAAAACTATAAAAGATATAGATAAAAATCAAGAACTTACTTTAAAGTACACAATGTACAAACCTATCCTATAAGGGAATAAAGGGACAGGTTATAAGGTGAGAAGACTCACAAATAACACAATGTTAACACAATTGTCAAGTCTGGTTTAATTCTTTACATTTAAAAACAACATATAGTTTATTTTGATTTATTAAATCTTCACCCATTAAATCTAACATGGCCATCGTATTTACAGTGCCATTTTTACCGCATTCAAACCAACTATTATATATATCTACAGCCTGATCCGGTATACACGTACCATCTATAGCCGAACAAACTTTTAAAATTAACATAAACTTTATCATTGACAATCCTATTAAACACACTATATTCTACTCTTAACAAAAGGAAAGAATATGACTGATATAACTAAATATAGAAATGTTTCTCTACAACATGAAACATATAACACTTTGATTAAGATTTCTAAGGTTTTATTACCTGATGCGACTTTATCAATAAGTAAGACAATAGAAGTGATAGCAAAAGAGAAAGCAAAACATTTAAATGGCAAAATTCAGAGATCCACTAGCAAATAGTGGTATTTATTTAGAACGGAATAAAGAACCAGAACAACATCTTTGGATTTCCGTTTTAACTAAAGCTGTAGATGATGCTTTTCAAGGTAATGATTTTAATGAGTCATTAAAAGCTATTAGCTGGATCAAACATGGGGGAGGTGATTTTAAAAAGGTTTGCCAAATGGCAGGGCGGTCACCCGACTATGTAAGAGAAAGAATACTACAATCAATATTAGAAAGAGAAAAAAGAATAGTAGAAAACACAGAGAGGATAAAAAATTATGAAACAAAAAAGCTTAAGTCAAATGAACAAAGAGAGAGACATGAAACCTATGACAAAGGAAGAAGAGTATAGGAACGCAGACGTGCCTATGCCTAATGATTTGTTAAATGCATCTAATACAGAGCATTTTAAAAATGTTAAAAAAGCAGCAGATAATGAACAGGACTACCAGGGCGGAGGAGCTTATAGAGCGTTTTTAGAATTGTTTTACAAAAATAAAAAAGAGCAAGATGACAAAAAATAAGATAATATGTCCACGTTGTTTTGGTAACGGATATATAAGAATACCTAACGAAGCTGTAGGTGTTCCTAAACAAATTATTGCACAATGTACTATGTGTGACTCACAGGGAGAAATTAATGAGATCGATGATGTTGCTAACTTTGACTATAGCGGTGTTGATTCTGACAAGTTGCAGTGAAGTATTACTGTTGTCTAGTATGGGTGGTGCAGTGGTATCACAGAGTCCTGCTATCAAAGCGTATAATGGTATTGATGCGATAACTATTATGAAGACTGATAAAGATATAAAAAAACATGCGTACGAAAAATTGAAAGGAGTTAAAGATGAATAAACAAACAGCGCTTACATTTAAATTATTAAACTTAATTAAGAAATGTAGAGAGAAAGGTAAGTTTCAATTAGCTATTAAAATAATTGATAAATATAAAATAGATAGAGAGAAACTAAGAGAAGATTACTACGATTAAATGGATAAAAATAAACTTGGTTGTTGGGCGGAGAAGATAGCTATAGCGTATCTAATGGAGAGAGGTTTTGATGTGTTTGATTCTTGTCAGACTAACGGTCCTGTAGATATTATAGCTTTTGATCGAGAATTACACACTGTTGCTTTGTTTGAGGTTAAGTCAGAGAACCGTAGACTAAGTGGTCCACAAAAAGGATCTAGAATATCTAGAGTGGCCAGAGATAAAAATTTAAGTCATATGATAAATATGTTATATGTAAATAGAGAAGGAAAGGTAATGGAAGTAATTAGTAGAAATGGTAACGATAGTAGAAAATAAAAAAGAACCTTGTATTTATTTAAGATATTTTAAAGAAGATTTACAGTACATAGGTGAAAGTAGTGATACAATTACCGGTAGGCCTTTTAGAAAAACAGAATCAAACCATCAATGGGATAAGTGTAGAATATTAAAAGCACCAAAGGATAAAGACAGAAGAAGATATTGGGAAGCAGTATTAATTGTAAAATTAAAACCTAAAACACAAAAAATTGTACTATATCAAAATAAATTAAAAGATACAAATATTTTGCAAGTAAAAAAACTTCCTTATGGAACAGGGGGTAGAAAATATGTATTGAAAGAAATATCTCTTAAAAAAAAAACAGAACAAATGAGGTGTGAAAATAACCAAGAAAAAATGAAGTATTGGGCAAAACAAGCATTAGTATGTAAAGAAAATATAAAAATGTTAGAAAAACAAATGACTGAATCAATTTTGTGTTATAAACATTTTAAAGAAGATGCTGAAAAAGAAAAACAAGAAAAATATTTTAAATATCTGAGAGAGATGAACGAAAGATAAATAGTATGGTAACAATTCCAAAGTACAGAGATAAAATTAAAACAGTTAGGACTGGTCAAGATAAGAAGACAGGTAAAGAAACGTTTACCACGATTAATAACTCACATCACCCTATAAGTAAAAAAACTAAAGATAGGAATAGAGAGAAAGCAAGATATAAATCCGGTCGTATATATGACGGTAGAAGCAGAGTACCCACTCAAGAATATAAAGATGGTTGGAACGAGATCTTTGGAAAAAAAAATAATGATTAAGAAACTAGATAAATACTCCTACGGCAAGTTTGAACAAATCAATGACCACGGACCACGGACCTATGATGTTAATGGCAATAAACTTCCATCAGTGACCACGGTCCTTGGAGAGACTAAAGACAAATCATTCCTATACAAGTGGCAAGCAAGGGTCGGTAAAGAAGAGGCAGAACGTATTAAAACTACATCAGCTAAACGTGGGACTAGCATGCACAAATATCTAGAGAACTATGTATTAGGTAAAGGATACGAAGATATGACAGAGATGGGACAGTTGTCTAAAAACATGGCTCAGAAGGTCATAGACATAGGTCTAGATCCTGTTGAGGGGTATTACGGGTCTGAGGTCACATTATATTATCCAGGTCTTTACGCTGGCTCTACAGACTTAGTAGGCCTACATGGTGGTAAAGAATCTATAATAGACTTTAAACAATCAAATAGGCCCAAACGTCTAGAATGGATAGAAGACTATTTTATGCAAATAGCAGCTTACGCTATGGCCCATGATCATGTACATGGCAGCAACATTCAGCAGGGCGTGATTATGATATGTACACCAGATTTATATTATCAAGAGTTTAAAGTTGAGGGACTACAATTAAGATCCTGGAAACACAAATTTTTAAAAAGACTAGATCAATACTTTGAACTTAAAAATGATTTTAAAGAAAAAGCCGATATTGACACTACAGATTTATTACAACAGTTTGAAAAAGATACAAATAAGGCATAAATATGGCAAAAACAAGGCACAAAAATACAGGTTTTAGGTGTCGCAAAGGCGTCGCAAGGGTGTCGCAAGGGTGTCGAACTTTAGGAATAAAAGGTGAACATTGGGTCTTTGGAACATTTTGCGACACTTTTAGGTGTCGCTGCGACACCACTTCGACACCTAAAGTGTCGAACTTTTTTTACTACTCTCACAACACTTCTAGAGGGTATTTTGACCATTTTTCAAGTTTGCGACACTTTTTTTTAAAATCAGCGCATTTTGTGATATATATATTTTTATACCTTATAGGTGTCGAAGATTTAAATAAGGCAAAATTATGACAGGAAAAAAATCTAAATATAGACATGCAGTAATAAATAAGAAAAAATATTATTTCTATTCTATCCGATGGTTGGACATCACAGGTGATGCTGGGCACGCAACAATAGAAGAGTTTGATAAGTTTGGTTGTGCTATAATGATTACACAAGCTTATGTGTATAAGAAAACAAATAAATTCTTATGGACGTTTTCTTCTTATGATGAGAAAGAAGAAGTATTTAGTGATAGAAATGTATTTCCAAAAGGGTGTATAATTAAGATGGAAAAAATTTTACTATGATTCTTTTATTTCTTTTACTTCAGGGGTCACGTCAATAATCTGTGAGTAATCATCTAATATTTTTTTCATTTTTGCTTCTAATTCCTCTACTGACATCTCTTCTAATTTACCTGTTTTTATTATTTTTCTTTCTATATATAATCCTGCCGCCTTACCTCTGTTTGTCTCTGCGTTTACAGCAGCAGAAAAAGATTTCTTCTTTAAAGCCTCTTCCTTAATACGTGCTAACTCTGTTATATGATTTTCATAATTAACTTCGTATTTTTTCATACGCTCTTCTTTTAATTTTGACACGTACTGTACAACCAATGGACTTAATTTGGGGTTAAGTAATTCAGATCCTTCTTGTCTACATCTTTTTTCACTATAACCAGCAATTTTAGCTGCTTCTGTTTGTGTAAGTGGTCCGTCTGGTCCACCAAATACTACAAGCTCTGCAAACCTTTGTTGCATCTCTGTTAATCTTTTAGGTACTCCCATTATTTCTCCGTAGTTTGGAATGATTCTAAACTATCTAGTTTATCCTCTGCCTCTGCTATTATGCTTAGTTGTTTATCTATTTCGTCCAGGTGCTGTGGATGTTCGCCTATAGCCACAGGGCTTTCTAGATATATATTGATGGTTGCATGGGCTGCAGATATCTGTGCCTCATATTTATCTACTAGAGCGTTTAATAATCCTTGTTTATGCATACTTGACATTTTAAGGTAACAATCATATATTGTCAAGTATGATGAGTGCGAAAGACTTAGAAGAGTTTGCTATTAATACAGGTCAAAAAGAGGATAGAGGTCCGTTAGATTTAACCTTGTTAATAGAACAAGCAGACAAAAAAATAGAAGATTTAAAAGAAGTTATTAATGGCCACCAAGCTTTACGTGCAAGCGATAGGCAACAAATATGGGATTTAAAAAAGCTATTGGGTGAGAAAAGATCTGTAGAACAAACCAACGAAGATCTTAAAGCTAGACTTACAGAAGTTATGAAAGACAATATTAGACTGGCAAAACAAACAGATGAGTATCTTAATAGGTTAAGAAATAAAGGTGTTTTGTAATGTACGTTAAAAATCTACAAGAGTTTTTAGAAAGTTTTACAAGTAAAAAAGGGAATGCTATTAGTAATGCAAGAATTTATGTTGAGAAGAATGGATACTTAGAGGAGATTAAAAGAATGGAAGTACATGAAAGTCAAATTATAGGTAGCCCTAGTATTAAACTTGTAGTTAAAACACAAGACGAACAGACTTTACAAATAGATGAAGGGTTAAAAGGTAATTTTTAAATGACAGACAAAGTAGAGGAGAAACAAGTAGAAACTTCATTTTTAGTGCACCAATGGGGGCCGTGTCTTGCACAATTAAAATTAGATGATGGTGTTGTAAAGCACTTGTTAAGTGTTGCTAAATCTTCTAACAAACCACACAACAAACATCTTGCAGGATTACTAGACAAAGAAGTTACGTTAAACAAAGATTTAATTATACCAAACTTAGCACCTATCATAGGTGGTTATCATCAAGTGTACTCTCAATACGTGGGCAAGCCCGCAACACCTTTACCAAGGTATCAGTTGTTAAGTGCTTGGGCTAACTTTCAAAAACAACACGAGTTTAACCCACCACATGATCACAATGGTGAGTTATCTTTTGTAATATATTTAGATATTCCTGATGTCTTAAAAGAAGAAAACAAAAAATTTAAAGGCAGGCATGCAGGGCCGGGATCTATTCAGTTTAATTATGGAGAAGGTAATAAACAATTCGTCACGTACAGATCAATATTTCCTGAAGTAGGAGATATGTTTATATTTCCAGCAGCACTAGTTCATTGGGTAATACCTTTCAAAAGTGACTGCGTAAGAATATCTGTATCTGGCAATATCGACAAACAAACAGAAGGATTAATATGAAACAAATAACACTACAACAATTGCAATCTTTGATCGCATATTTAAAAGGAAGACCTTGGGAAGAGGCACATCCTCTTATAACTATGTTAAGTTCTTTGCCTGCAATTGAGCCTAAAAAGGATACGCCTGTTACTCCTAAAAAGTAATGGGTCCAGAGGCTAAATTATACCAAACAATACGTAAGGCTACACCTAATATTATCTATAACAGAGTAGAGAATTTAAGTGTTCAAGGTATGCCAGATGCGCTCTGTTACAACAAAAGAAATCATTTTTTCACTGTAGAATTTAAGATAGCAAAAGGTGATTCTGTCCGACTAAGTCCACATCAAATTGCGTGGCATGTAAGACACCCTAACAATACATTTATCTGCATCCAGACCCTTGGTCCGAGGTCCGATAAACTTTTTCACTTGGTCCCTGGTTCAATGATCGAGGAGCTTGCAGCTTGTAGCTTGAAGCTTAAGGATTATAGCTTGAAGCTTGAAGCTATTGCGGAAAAGTTTGACAACATAGGCTTGACGCTTGAGACTTTAGGTTCTTGAAGCTTGCAGCTTTAGGTCTACCTGCTTGAGGCTTGTAGCTTCGCACGGGGTAACCATTGGCCGCGCACCATGCATTATGCACGGCGTGGATAGTTTCTGTATATTGTGATTTACGCTTTCTAGTGCTGGCCATATGCTACATTCTTAACTTTAGGATCCCAGCAATTTCTACAATCTTTACATTCATTGTCTTGAGTTGGAGCCGGGCACGTTGCGCCAGCTGTCACCACGGTGCTAGTGTTTGGCCATGAAGCTGTTGCAGCCTGGTCAACCATCGGAGCAGAGAATCTTATAACTAAATTTTTAGGACAATCTTTTAAATGGTTCTTGATCCATGCTTCACGGGTCGGTAGCCAGTGCCTGGTCTCAGGTGTGAGCTTACACACGGCAAAGATCTTGATCAGGTGAGCTTCGTCTTGTACATCGCCTGAATCATGCCAGCGGAATACTTTTGATTTTTTACTGTTGATCAGGAGGGCCATAGCCCCGGTCCATAGATCATGCTTAATGCTGGCCAGCCTTCGATATTGTGCATCTTGTACTACTTTAAAAACGTAACAACCTTTAAGAGCGTAGCAACCTTCGCACGTGCTGCCTACTACATTTACCAGCTTGGAGCCTGTCTTGCATTCCTTGGCAGGTATACCATACGCCCAGCCGGGCATCTTAGAAGGTTTGCTCAGGCCTCCGACTAATTTTAGAGCTTCACTTGTTTTCATATTATACCTTTCTAATTATTCTTATCATTCAATTGTGGCGAAAGCTTGATGCTTGTAGCTTGACGCTTGCGGCTTGCAGCTTGTAGCTCGTCAAAAAATTTCTGCGTGCTCTTGAGATATGCATCCGGCAGCTGGCCATGGTCCATCGTGAACCATGGCAGCAGGTCATTGTGTTTAATTCTTTTTTTCATCTTCTAAATATTTTTTAGTCTTCTCCTGGTCTTCCTTCACCAGTCGCAGGATCTCTTCCAGCGCATCTGCGATTCTACTTAATTCTGTTTTTTCTATTCTATTTTCAGAACCCATAAAACCATCTTTGTTTTTTGTGTATGTGTATTGCTTAGTCATATATCCTTTCTGTTTATATCCTATACTATCCTACTATCAGGATGCTGTCAAGCTTGCTGCTTGAAGCTTGGGGCCCTTACCCTGGCCCAGAGGGCTGCACTTTAGAATCATTCTAAAGTGGCCAGATTTTTGGACCGGACCTAATACAGTGCTACTGCTTTTATCCCATGCAACGATATAGATTACTCTATACCACTTTCCAAAAACTTGACCCCAGAATACAGAAGCCACGTAGGCGAGAATTTCGGTATGCATCCCTACTATTCTATTACGCATGTAATCGCGACCTATGTTATAGGGTTTATATCCCCAGCATTTCTGTACTCTGGGCTCAAGCTGAAACTGAAGTTTACGGCTTGCGCCTACCTCCTAACATTCCAGATTAAACCCGAAAGGACTACAAGAGATGTAGTTGTTATTCTCTTTCGAGTAAACACCACACGATCGCTTGTAATACCTAATTCAATATAAGCATTGACAATCAAATGTCAATAGGATAATTTGGGATAATTATAAACAAACAAAGAAAGGTTATATGTCAGCAAAAATAAGAATGAACACCGAATACAGAAACAAATTCTATAATAG